ATATAGCTGCTACCAAGCAAACACTTTACAGTTTAAAAGATGTGCTGTTTAGATTTACTGAACTACATATACCACTAACTAACAAGGAGAAAATAATGGAAGAGAAATTTAACGGACTTGAAGAATTACTAGGTGAAACTGTAACACTATTTTGTGTAACTTATTTCTATCATGGAAAATTGGTAGCTGTAGGTGAGGATGAGGTGAAGTTAGAGAATCCTAGCATCATTTATGAAACAGGGGATTGGAAGGATAAAAAGTGGTCTGACATTCAAGATATGCATCTACCAGATGGTCTTATTGTTAGAAAATCAGCAATCGAATCTTACGGCAAGACTAAGTGATCATAGGTAGAAAACAAAGATGGTCTAAGTCTAAGTTTAAGTCTAAGTCTAGGTCTAGGTCTAGGTCTTGGAATAGGTCTAGGTCTGGGTATTGGAATAGGTCTAGGTCTAAGTCTATGTCTCGGTCTTGGTCTTGGTCAATGTCTTGGTCAATGTCTTGGTATCGGTCTTGGTCTGGGGCTTGGTCTTGGTCTGGGGCTTGGTCTAGGAGTGGGAGTGGAAGATGACTGATGACTATTTACCAGGGTTCTCCATAGAGAAGTGTAAAGATGATTAAAGACGGAGAGACATAGTGAGTATACAGGCGAATCGAAATAATAACGATATACAGGTGAATAAGGAGGTTGTTATATGAGAGTTATTTTAAGTACAAAAAAAAAGTGTAAAGTGTGTAAAGAAGTATTGTGCTTCTCTAAATTTACTAAATGTGGAAAGAAGTTTAAAGCAAAGACAAGCCTCTATGTTCAGCAGTATCGTGCTGAGTGCTTAGATTGCTGGGCAAAGAAAGAGCGTACCAGATGGAAGGCCAAGAAGGAGGCAAAAGATGTTAAGCTCAAAGCATAAATTATATCCAAGATACAGGCAAATGATTTCACGATGTACCAACAAAGATAATAAAGATTATAAAGGCTATGGGGGGAGGGGTATTATCGTATGCCACCGCTGGCTAGGCTCCTTTAGAAATTTTCTTATAGATATGGGGCCACATGAAGGAGAGCTCACTCTAGAAAGGATTGACAACAATGGAAACTACACACCTGAAAATTGCAAATGGGCTACTCGTAGAGAACAGAACCTTAACCAGCGGGCCAGAACGCGAGGTGAAAGATTTGGCATTTGCAAGAAAGCAAACTCTTGGCAGTTATATATCCATGGAATTTACATAGGAACCTGTAAGGACGAGAAGTTTATCGTTGGTTTATCAAAAAAAGCCATCGAGGAATGGACTCAGACTGGGAAATGTATTAAGTCGATAGCAGTTTTTAAAAATAGAAAAAAGGATATTGGATGGGGGCGATAGAGAAAAATAGAGAAAGGGAAGTTTGGTATAACAATGAGTCGAACGAGTTTGTGATACTAGAGCTACTCGACTCTCAAAGCTTGCTTGCGATATTTTGGGTCGAAACACTCTTGCCTTTTAAGAAATCAATCGGCGAGATTCACCCGTTATCAATTCCAGTTAATTTATTCTTAAAACAGTTTGAGTATATAGCGAAACTTTAGATATTAAAGGCCTACGATGCCGCCGTTACTGTCATAGAAAGAGAAGCATCGTTGTCGCCAGTTATCCAGCTATTTGATGGATTTTGCATGGCAAGAACCCTTATACGCTGTCCTGCTGTTAATATTCCAGACCAACTAGAATGAATCGTAAGGGCTTCAGTGGTTCCATAATTTGAACCCCTTGCTGGTTGTATTGATAGGCCATTTACTTCAAAGTAAAAGAGTCCAATCGCACCAGCAATTGCCGTAACTGGCGCAGTTATATGAATATCAACCTTAACCTTTTGGTTAGCATTAAAGGTAAATTTATTTGTCGCATCATAGACAGTGGCCGTTCCGAGGGTGCTAATACTGTTTATCCTAATGTCCATGAAATCAAAGTAGTCAAAGGCATCAGGAGAGAAAGGGAATGCCAAGGCCTGTAATTCCTCTACAACAGGTGGAGAGCTCGCACCGCCAGTTGGCGTGTCTATCCAAGATAAATATCCAGAAGCATCTGATTCTAAAATCTGATTTACAGTAGGGCCAATCTGAGGCCAGGTTAACATATAAGAACTGATTGTAACAGACGCATCAAAGGTTACACTGGCGCTATTAACCGAATTATAAAATCTAACAAATCCTGCTGCACCATCCAGTACACCTACTTCTATTCCACGCTCAGTAATGATTACACCAGAGTTTAATCTATTTAAAGAATCAGACTTCAATAGCTTACCTGTAGTGCCGTCAAATATGGCGATTGCCCCATCTGCAGGAGCAATTGCGGGCCCTACAACATCACCTGTGCCAACCGAAGCATCTTCCCACGTTGCCTGGTTAACTCCATCAGTAGTTAAGACTTGTCCTGGCGTGCCTACGTCCCATTCTTGACTATATTTAGCAATACTCATTGCCCCCGTATTTGATAAAAATAACGGAGAAGTAGAAATTCCTACGGCAGGAAGCGCTGTAGGAAGAATCATTGTATAAGAAACGGCGAATGGTGCACTTGGTGCTTCAAGCACAAAAGTCTTATCCCCCTCGGCATTTTTAACCGCTAGTCGTCCTACTCTGCCAGCATCCCAACCACCAGTAGTGATAATTCCAACACCATCATTATTTACCTCAACTCCAGTATTCTCCTGTATTAATTTTCCTGTGGTATCTTTATAGCTGACCACCATATTTGCTTTAGTTCCGCCAGCAGGCCCTGCTACATCACCTCCACCTTTGGCAGTATTCGCGGCAACACTTGAATTGGCCGTTACCCTAGCATCTGTATAGTAAAGATTTACACCTTCTGATAATTCCGTAGTAGAAGTAGGGTTTACTTCCGATAAAGCTTCTATTCCTTCTAACTTTGAACGCTCAGTTGCCGTTATAATGGCCCCTGATCCAGCATCGGTCACATCACTATGGGTAGCCACAGGGCCATCTGCTGACACCTTCGCGGTATTAGCAGTAACTACTGGGCAGTTAATAATATTGTTTGTCTGCATATCGAGATCGGCCTGAACTTTAGGCTCTAGCTCATTCATACCCGAATCATTCATCTCTTTTAACAAAGGGTTATGTGTAGTAGGAGAAATATCGCCTGACGTGTTTTCATATATAACAGAGTCTATGTCAGCATCAATCCCTGTCTTATTTTTACTCATAACTTACTCCATAGGCACGAGAATAATTAATCACATAAGGGATAGGGTCAACCTCGACCACTGAATACCTATCTATTTTTTCTGCTATAATACCATAGATACTTATCTGATTGGCTAAGACTTCATACCTGGAGAGCTCAGCTGAAGTGATTATATATTTTATAGCGCCACTTACCTCTATTTCATAAGGTTGGACATTACTTGTCCAAGTGTCGTACCTCTTTGCAGAGGAGACAGATATATTATATCTATCTTGTGACATCGCCTTCTATCTTCAACTTACCCTCTAGTATAGTTCTTAGTTCGCCAGATATTATTCCTTGGACATCATAAAAATATGTCCCCGGTCTTTGTGTTGAGTCAACTCTTGATATAACAATAGTTAAGACTTCACTATTAGTTCCCCCAATACTCAGACCCAGGTTACCAGTGTTCAACTCAAATAAATGCACATCACCTTCTGGCGCTATTTTTACCTGCATTTTTAAATCAGTAAACTGGGATAAATCTAGCGGGATACCGCTATTATTTGGATCAGTAAAACTAACTCCAATTGCCGAATCATCGCCTTTTTTAATCGTATAACTAAGCTTTGCTGCGAACAGTGTGCTCATATATTTTTCCTAGTAAGATACATGTCGATTGTAGCATTATCAGCGTCAACTTCCACTACAATCTGGCGGTAGTAGGCATTAGCAATGTTAATAATATAGCTACCAGAATCGTCGATAGCAGTCCTAACGGATACTATTTCCGCAACCAGATCATCTATTCCTGCATATACGCGTATTTCACCAGTGCACCCAGTACAAGTGACCTTTAAGATAACAGCGTATCCCTGTGACCATTTAAGGTCTGTGGTTGGGGATTTATATGTCCCTGCCACCACCTGTCCCTCAACAATAGCCAATCTCTGACTGTTAATTGATGTTAAAGGATCGTTTTGAAGAGGTTTTGACCCTTCTACCGCAAATAATAGTGGCGAGATTAATAGTAAAAATAAAATCGTTTTCATAAAATACCTCCCTTGATATTACTGATAACCTATCTATATCCCCCAACAGAGAATGTGATAATCCATATCCCTCTGTGCTGTACCAGTAGCATCTTCCCAACACTTAACTTGTACTTGGGTTGTTGATGGGTTTGAGTAAAAATCACAGCTTCTATCAATCGTTGTGCTACTACCAGTGACTACACAAACTGGGTTTGTGGTGAAGCCAGAGTAATATGCGGTGTATCTACCAACTCCAGTCCGGGTAAGGTTTCCCCAGCCGCTACACCCATCACCGCCGCCAGTGTCTTTCCCACCTGCTGCATAACCCTTGCATCCTATAAGTCTGTATTGTGTATTCCTAACCGTGTTACCGACAACGACATTTCTAGAATCTATATTAGTCACACCCCATATTTTAACCTTTCGTCCATTGCCGCCTATGGTTTGAGATCCGACAATATTAAGTCCTTCGGCATGAATTCCACTACCTATCTTTCCATCATCATTATTAGATTCGTTGGGATGAGGGAATCTAATAAAATCACTATTTCCCAGAATTATATCCTCATTATCGTCTATGATAACTCTCGAGCTTTGTATTAATTTTCCGGTTGTTCCATCAAATTTCGCTATAGAGTTGTTGGTAGCACTGGTAGGGCCTACAACATCACCAACTCCAGTCGGTGTATCAATCCAAGATAATGTTCCACTTGCATCGGATTCTAATACTTGATTTGCCACTAAAGGCCCTGCCGGAGGTAGAGTTAGAAAATATTGCCCTGTCATAGGGTTTGGAGGTTGAATAATAATCTGGCCACCCAGACCGTTAAGAATTATCTTAGGTTGTGGGATAGCTTCACCGTCGCCAAGGACAACCCCGGCCCAATTGTTCTGTGCTATTAAACTCACTACGGGAGTGCTTGTATCGCTATAAAGTCTTATCTCTGTCTTCTGGTCGCCATCCTTCTCCGTAGTAATTCTCACACCGGCCCAATCTCCGCCAACACCAGTTACATCCGCTAGAAAGTTATACTGAGCGACATCCCCTGGAATGTAAGTTGCCCTACCGCCATTATCTGAAATCAGTTTCCCTGTAGTATCATCAAAAAATGCAAATGAGTTAACCACAGCACTCGCAGGGCCTACTACATCACCATCACCATCACTTTTGGTTATCCATTGTTGTGTACCATCTCCTTGAGCGATTAAACTTTGCCCAAGAGCTCCTGTCCCATTAGTAGCTATGTCAAGTTTTGTCGAAATAGCACTAATAGCTACACCGCTATCTTTACCTAGTTTTCCAGTTATATTATCGAAGGTTATTATATTATCTGTTACCGCCCCATCAGGCCCATAGAAATCACCGCCACCACCGCCTGAACTTCCACCGCCTGAAGTTGAGAGCGTAGAATAGGCAACAACGTCCCAGTCTGGGCTGATAGTTGCTCTTTGAAATTCCACATCTAGGCCAAACCCAGTTGAGTTTACTATCTGAGGAACATCATCTATTTCTAAAAAACCATCTATAACTGCATAGATAGGATTATTTGTAGGCCACTGGTTATTAAGATAAACATAGTTTGTATTCTGTGGGACAGGGACTTCAATATCTACGGTAGTTATTTCAGAATCATCAACACCACTGTTTTGTTCACTAATTTGGTGAATTATATACTCGTAATACAGACCTTGGTCTACACCAGAAACGTCAACCCCAAATACATTATTCTTTGAAGTGTTGTTTGTTTGAACCATATTTGCAGTAGAGCCATCAATAATCCCTGCAAGTTCAGAACTTCTATCGGTTGTATCTAAATCTTCTTTGCAAATTCTAAGGACTGAATCCTGACCGTTTATATTCCAGTTCCCAGGGCAGGTAAGTGTATTTTGGTCCGTTCCTGTATAGAGCCATCCACCTGAAATATTCGTTGTTGAACCGTAGTTTTGAGATACTAAAGCAATCTCAATAACTGCATCCTTGGGGAGTATGGCCGTTTCTAAAAATACCGTTGACCACTCTCCTGCTGTAACTATGTTTTCTAGGTTATCAATAAATTGGGTCGTGGCAGCGGTTATGTTTCTCCAATAGAGGGTGTAATGCGTATCTGCTGTTATCTCTGGAACCCACACCCTAATAGATTTAAGCCAACCACCCTCGTTCATAGTCATAGTCATGCCAGACTCTATTTTGCCTACCGTTCCTTGGGTGAACCACGCAGGGGTATCGGGGTATAAGAAAGCAGGCTCGCCATTTTCCTGTGGAGCAGGAGGGTCAGTAGTGGTCTTGTTGGCAATCATTGTCCACTCACCATCTTTAGTCATTTGGTTTTTGTGGAATTCATTAGGTAGCCAATTACCCATCCACTCAACTCTATCTGCTATCTCTGAAATATTTGTTGTGATAGACGCTTCGTTTGCAGAGATTCTTAATTCATAATCAGTGCTAGATGCTTGGAGTGCAGCGATATCGTTGATAGAGATACCTGAATCTGTTATCAGTCTGCCAGTTAACTCACTAAAGGATGCGAAGTTTCCGGGGGTAACAATTCCGTCGTTATTAAAAATATTACCAAATAATGTATAAGGCCTTACCTGCATTGAACCAGTGACAGGATGATTGCTATTTACAATTCCTGTAACAACAATTCTATTTGGTGGAATAGGTTGAATATTAGTGTACTCACCGGGTGTAGTCGTTAGATATAAGAAATCGCCTTCAAGAAAGGATGATAAATCAACGTTGTTTACCACTCCTTCAGTGGTTACATATCCGTTTGTATTATTTAGTATGTCGTGAGTTGCCACTCCGTACACGCTAGAATCTCCTGCTAAATCTGACAATGCTACTGAGATTACTTGACCTACGGAACCAACAATTTTTACTGGGCTACCATTTAAAATAGTCGCACCTGTAGCGTTTCTAACTTCTGAAATTAATTCTTCCCCGACATTTAAAGTCATATCGGCCACATCATTATAGAATGATAATGAACTGGATTTTTTATCGTAAAATAATCTTCCTTCATTATAAGAAGGCGCAGGAGTTTGTGGAATAAAATCAATCCAATCTATTTCACCTAGCTGTGGTGTTTGGATACCCGTCCATTCAACTACACCTAATCCGTTAGTTACAAGGACTTCATTTAAAGCACCATCAACTATAGGGAAGGAATAAGGTGGAGATATTAATGTTTTACCTGTCGTGTCCGTATAAAGAGCAGGAGAATACTGGGTTGAAGTTGCAGGCCCTACAACATCTCCGACTCCACCTACTGCCCCATGGACAAATTCAACATAAACGTCTATAGCACTAGCAGTCCATCCTAGACTCAGTGCCATCCACAATAGTAATATTTTCATTAACTCCTCGAAGTTCCTCTTAAATAGACTCTATAATTTGTGAAGGAAGAATCCATAGTAACTTGCGCCCATTTATAGCATAATCCTGAAATTATCTCTGGTATTACAAGTGTTCCTAGGCTTACTCCTGCAGCAGGAACCCAGTTTATCCCATCATTGGAAAACCTTACTGTCGCTCCATTTGAAGGGGTTGATGTCCCATCAGCAGAATACACGATTGCAATCTTATCTATGTACTCAATATCAATCGGGTCTGATTCCTGTTGCTTAACCTCTGCTTCTAATATTATTGCTCTACTCATAATCAGTCTCCTACTTTGCCTGATGCTATTTTATCTGTTTGGCTCATGCCCTTTCCTCGTCTATTCATTCCTTTAACTCCGCCAGTTCTATTGGTTCCAGGTCTACTATTTGGTTTCTGTGAATCCAATACTTGTTGGGCTATCTCAGAGGCCGAACCTCTTTGTAGTAATTGAACATTTGTTTTTACTAAAGTCTTCTCTAGTGGAACATCAAATATCCTACTTAATAGTAACTTCTTAGCGTATGGCATGTCCTCATTAGCTATATAAGCATCCATTGACTTCTCTTTTAAGTCATTAAAAAGGTCTGGATAAATCTCTTCCATTGCTGTTTTTTCCTCTAGTGAGATATACCCGTTAGAGAAATTCTCATAAACTGTTGATACGTCAAGTGCTGCAAGCCTAAATCTCTGGTATCTTGAAATCTCTGATGGAGCATTTGTTTTTGGTAATCTAGTTCCTAAAAAACTTGCAGCATTAAAGTATATAGCTAGAAAATCATCAAATACTTCTGGTTGTAAGTCCGCTAATGGAGTCTGGGTATTATACATAGTCTCAACAAAATCTTCCTGAGTTGCTCCAAGCTCCACGAGCTCTTGTTCAAATTCTTCTTTTGTGCTCAATAACTTTCCGAACTCTGACATCCCAATTGGTCGCGCCGTATTTATTGGGGACTTGATAAACCCCATTACTGAGTTGTCTAAAACCTGCATATAATTTATATGAGATTGTTGGAACCCTTTAAAGAAATCTCTTGCCATTAGTGGCCCGTACTTTCTTATTGCTCTCGCACCCATTGAACCGGCCATCCCACCAACAACAAGTCCTGGGATTCCATAACCCCACAGCCCTAATCCTGCAGTGATAGCACTGGCAATGAAGCCGTTGTAGCCTTTGTCTTTTAATAGTTTGCCGACACCTATATTGGCCTGCTTTATTATTTTATATTTCATCTTTCCTGTTAAGTAATCATCTGTTCTTAACCTTATCGCATCTTTTATTCCATCATCTATTGGTAAGTCTAGCGTTTTTCTTACTCTCCCACCTATAGAAACCTTGTTCATTAATTCAATTATCTCTTTAGAGTTTTTTTCAGGTGATAAATCACCCTCAATCGCCCGCCTTAAATCAGTAAAATATCTTCTGCTTGTTTTGTCGCCACTGGCAAGTGCCATTTCAACTCTATTGTCCGCATCCTGTCTAAACCTCCATTTATCATGAAGTCTATTGCTTTCCTCATCAAAAAAGAAAGCAGCACTCGAATCTTTCTCACCAACGGAGGCTATAAGAGCGTCTATTTCTTTTTTCTTATCTCGCAATAGTGCTTTATCTCGCACACTAGTTTCTCCAGACTTTAGAGTAATTTCTCTTTTGAAGTGTTTATCGCTAAGTTTTTTCATTAGCTTTTGAATATCTTTGGTGTTAGCTGTAGCAGGAGATAGATAAGAAAACTCTGATGCTAAAATCTCGTCGATGGCCTCTAGTGAGAATGCTATATCTTCACCGACTTTCTTTTGAATATTGGACAAGGCATCTGGCATCTTCTGAAAATCTTTCTCTGCCATCTCGATAACATTATCCATCACATCTTTTGCTACTTGAGCTGGTCGTACCTTATTTGCTACTCCATAACCTTTCCATGATCTACTATTTCTCGTTACTATATCTCTCAGCTCAGTTCTAAGCGCAGGCTTGTCTATATTTAAAACTGTGCTATCCCAGTTGGTTATATTAACGTCCATCTCTGCTATGTCTAAGAGTCCGTTTCTTTTTGCTAGTCTTTTTCCTATAGCTGACTTTGCTCTCCCATATCCTGCTGATAAAACAGGGCCAGGCAATCCTATAATTCCCCCAAGACCGCCCATAAGGCCTACGTCTCTTGCTAATATCTCCGCAGAAAATCTCTCTGGGTAGATAAGCCCATTGCTTATTCCATGAACACCAGTTATTAGTGCGGCCTCGCCGCCATATCTAATATAGTTCTTCGCCATCTTTCCTATCATCGAGGCCGGAACCTTTGTCCCAAGTAATGTAGTCATTGCTTTTTCTGGAATTGTAAATGGCGCTGTTAGAGCTTTAGTTATAGGCCCTTTATGTGCCGCCCTCGTTGCCATCTTTCCTACGTTTTGACCAAAGAGTTTCCCTATAGCAACCCTCCCTGACGATCTCGTAAGCCCCTTCAATGACCAAAGAGTTTTACCACCTAATTGTGCGAGGCCTATCGCAGGGTTTATAATAGATGCTGCTAGTGGTGCTACATACCCTAATGTTTGCCCAAGTTCTAATGAATCAGGATTGGCCTCATATAATTTTTCAACATAATCTCTTCCAAGTGCCGCAGAGGCAACTGCCTTACCAATCCCAAAGCTAAAAGTATCTGCCGCCCCTATAACTCCAGTGGCAAATTCTTGAGCAGGAGTTCCATATATAGCTTGTAAAGCCTCTTCGTTTTGGAATCTTTCTGAATCATTTGGGCTCTCCCACGAGTAACCCATATTGAATCTAACTCTTGCCTCTTCTGACGGAAAATTCTCTCTCCTCCCAGTGGGCGAGATACCTTTAATTGTTGTGCCTCCTTCAAATGATAGCGCGCCAGATGTAACAGAAGCTTCTACCTGGTTATCAGGTATTTCAAACTGCGTTGTCTCTCCGGGCCTATAAAGGATGGTCACTTAGTCTTCCCTTTTCCCCAGCCGTTTTCGCTAAGGTCTGTTTTGAATGTGCCGATATTATATGTCAGTGGGTCTACTTTTATATAGAGTGACAGGTCTGTCCACATATTACTAAGCTCTCGCTCGTATAACTGTTGAAACATTTTCCACTTGTCATCCCCAAAATACCACTGACCAACCCCTTCTGTTATTTTTCCATTCTCAACACTTATTCCAAAGAAATCACCCAGGAGCTTGATCTCAACATCTGTAAAGTTTGCCCCCATGCCTTCTTTTGTCTTTGCCTTCATAATAAGATTTGCCATTATAGATTTGGCTTTCTTTCTTGAAGCTGATGGCCAGTTTGGAAAGAATATCTTACCTGTTCCGGCGAATCCTTTATTTTCTTTAGCAAAATTGATAACGTCGTTAAATGCTTTTAAATAGGGTCTGTATTTGGTAAGTGTTTTATTGGCTTCCTTGTGAGCGTCTTTTCCTTTTGAAAAAAATCCAAACGTCGGTGTGTATTCTACAACTCTTTCTCTTCGCTCATCCTCTCTAACTAACTGTGGATTTACTCTACCTTGTGGGTATTTAAAATTTGCTAATCCTAGTTTTTGTCTAGCTATTTTTGCTTCATCTAAGGCAACCTTTAATGACTCTATATTTTGTCGCCTTATATCCGTCGATGCTGTTCTAGATAATACCTCTAGTCTCATCTTTGCCATATCTAGATATGCAGCTGATATTGCCGACTCAGAATCTACGTTCTTCCCGTAAGCATTATCTATATGGCCTAGCATATTTGTTGCCACTTGATATTTCTTAAAGTTGATATTTCTATTTGCTTTTTGAGCTGATATATCCCTATCAATAGCTCCGTTTATATTTCTCATGGCCGCATTTAGATAACCAGGGCCGCCCATTCCTGCTAAAAATAAAGATACAAATGCGAATATCTTTCTTCCCGTAATTCCTTCACCCATAAATCGCTCAGGATTAATCTTAGCCTCAGGAGAATTTAAAAGCTTCATTGCATATTTACTAGCTAGCTCTTGGTATTTATTTCGCTCTTTGTACGCATCGTCTTTTGTCTTTTGTAGCACTGACATTCGAGTATTGTGATGGGCCACAAGCTCTTTCGATAAAGCCGCCTGTTTTTTATCTAAGTCAGCTTTGATTTTCTCACTTTCTATTAAGCTCTTTACCTTGGCCTCTTCTACTTTAAGGGTGGCATCGGCTATGTCACTCATCCCTTTCGTGTAAGCTGTTTCCTTGCCATGGTCTTTTGCTATCGCTCCCCCTCCACTTCCTCCGCTATCCTTTGGTGGCGGAGAACTCTCTGGCTCCTTTTTTGGTGGCGGAGAACTCTCTGGCTCAGTTTTTTTACCTAAGTCACCTTTACCTCCTAATGCTTTATCTCTCTCGTTTAACTCTTCATCCGACATTAAAGAAGGGAGCTTGCCGGACGGGTCTAATTTCCCTTTTCTTGGCGTGTAGCCTGTAGAGCCTGACTCATTATCCTGCATGGCTGCTGATGGCTCTCTGTCGATCTTGGCCTCTCTAGTGCCTTGTAATGGATCATTATTTATAATGGTGTCTGCTTCTTCTCCATATCCCATAGATGTTTGAGCAGGAGTCGCAACACCATATCCTTTAGGATTGTCATCTACATTTACAGACTCGCCGAGATAATCATTTTCTTCTGGAACTTCAGAATAGTCCTCATTATCATGGTCACGAACTCTTTCTTTTGTTACGCCATATATTTTTGCCATCTATACCTCTATATCATTCCACTTGCTGCACTACCTACCGCGCCTATTGCTGCTGTAGCAATGTCTCCGTTATGAGCCCCTGATTGGTATCCTGTGGCGTTTGATATTTGACCAAACTGATGCCCCATTGCCATGCTCATGCCGCTTATCTGTTCTTGGGCCCTTGCTGTTGCCATTGACCCTAGAGACTGAGCTTGAATATTACGGGCAGACTGCATTCCCTGCCTGCTCATTAAGGCCCTTTGAAATGGGTTCCTAGAGGACTTATAAGCAGACCGCATCTGAACACCTGCCAGGGACGCGTTCTTTTTTGCTTGCAATGCCGCAACTGACGGCATTTTACCGCTTTTCCACTCTTCGTATCTTTTGTTGGCCAAAGCAGATGCCCTTCTTGATTCTCGCGCCGCTGATTTCGCTGCCTTTTTCTTACCACCCATCATGTTCTCCTGATTCAAATCTTCTTATTTTTTTATTTTGAACCACAACCTCATTGTTTGTTGCCGATATAGGCTCAAATCCCACTCTATTAAAGACTAACAGTTTTTGTGCTCCATTTGGTAAATATAGCTCTACAATTGCCTCTACTACCTTAACTTCCATTTTTATACATACATCGACTAAAAGATTCCATAACTCGTATGCCTTTTTCTGCCCCCTGTATTTCCGATATGTATAGAAGTGTTGGACAAATACTGCATTATTTTCAGGCTCGTGCTTGAATGAGATAAAACCATGGTCTGTGACTATAGTTTCACACCCGTACAAGTCTTTCATAAAATCTTCAATCATATAACTTCCCTTATACTTTTATTCCTTTTATTTTGTTTTCTTTAGCAAAAGGTTTTGAGTGTTTTTTCTTCCCGATCTCTATATACACATCACTTATATTAAGAGACTCTCCCCAACCTTGCCTGGAATCACCATCATCTACTGTGATAAAAGTAAACCTCTCTCCAATTTGTGTGCTGTATTTTGATCTTGGAACTACTCCTATAAATATCGGTGAAAAAGAAATCTCATTTTGTATCACTGTTCCAGTGAACAACCCTGATGCTATAATTGCTGAGTTTGTTTTTTGCGCTACAACATCTTGATCGTCAATTATAAGGACATCTGTAATAGGGAATGTTTGCGTAGGCGCTTCTAAAACTAAGTCATCGGGAACTGATGTTCCACCGATATTATACCAAAACCCAGCAGTATCACTGTTATTATATCCAATAATAAACCATCCGCCTGATATGGCCGGTGCAGTATTCTTGCCTGCTGTAATAACCTCATAATCTAAATTGTTATATGGCTCAGAGCTTAGAAATGTCGGAACTGAACCAGCATGGACATTAGTAGCGGTTAGTCCTGCTGCTGATATGCTAGATACTGTAAACCAATCAGGATTACTGGTCAGGTGCGATCCTATCGTTTGCCATAATAAAGCGTCCGTTAGATTAAATAAATCTACAGAATATTCAATATCTGCTGTAAAGTTATCTTCATAACCAATATAAGATGAGTCGTAAAACCCAAAGCCTATTGTTGTTGGGATATCTTCAGTAGAATTAGCTATGCCGAACACTCCCCAAGACTGTATCCAATCAAAGTCTGGTGATACTCCTAGCGCGGGGCCTGATAACTTAAAAACTTCCTGCACAGCTGCCTCTGACCAAGCACTCGATGTTACTATTTTCGACGATGATATGACAGTATTAATTGATGATGTTGGTACTTCTGTGAATGCTATTTTAAGAGACTGGCATTTTTGCCTAATAAGATGGAAGTCAAACTGTAGCGGATCAACAGAGGATACATTGGCAATCTCATATACACCTTCAACAATTTCTTTATAATCATAGGATATCTCTAATTTTAATGAGTGGTCTGATTTCCATCCCCCATATAACAGTATTCTCCATACGCGCATAAATCCTTGTAATATATCCTTACGGCTAAGCCAAGCTGTGCTAATTTTAATCTGTATAGGAGCGTCTATATGATACCCAGTGTCGTCAGAAAAATCTTCTGACTCTATAAAAATACCATTGTCTTTTAGAAACAAATGCTTCCCATCGATTGTTTCAGAGTCAATAGTGCTGCCATTCGTGAATATAGTCCAGTTCATTGAGACGGTGTTAAGAACAAGTATTTTATCGTCGAGACACCACCTTATCTCTGATTTTTTAGGAATGCTTACGGTGCTGCTAATTTTAAGCAAGTCTTCTTTATATATCCCTGCCCCTACAAACTTTAAGCTTAACCCTCTGTCTAATAAATACATTCCGTCATTAGAGGCAAAGAATAACCCTATATTCGACGATATAGTTGCTCTATGGTTTATACAACCTATAGTTGTTGATATTGATTGCGGTGATGAAAAGTCATTACTAGAGCCAGTATCCGAAGGCCCGTCGCCTTGTATATAAAATATCGACTGTGTGCCTAGTATTATTAGCCTTTCATCTAGTTCATAAATTGACTTTATTCCACCTGCAAAGTTATTTTCTCCGCCTATTGTATATGTAAATTCTCCAGAAAATTCCGGGGCAAATCCAGGGTTTATTGCCCTTGAAAACCATAGCCTTCCTGGGTTTGTAGAATCAACCAGCCAGATTCTGTTTTTATATAATGTGCTTATTAATGAAGGTGGCGGTGGGTCTACTTCAAGAACTCCGCCAGATGTATATAACCTCTCTGATGCAAGCAATTGTTCATCACCTAAATAGTTAGTGTCAGCGCCAAACACTACATGACCGAGAAGATTATCGGGATATTTATTACTAATAAATGTATATCGGTCTAGGTAATACACTCCGCTTAATACATCTTGCCTAAATAATTTTACTTTTAATGAGTGGTCTGATTTTTCCATCACACCTATGGACGGTTTTAGAACATATATAGCGGGCCTAACTGGCTCTAAAGCGTAGTCCCATGTAACTGGTTGTGATACACCAGATAGCCATGTCTGTCCTGAGCTGTCCTCGTACTCATAAACAGCAACCCATCTGTCAGTGCGACCTAAAGCCGCACTATGCGTCGTCTCAACTGCTACGCATCTTGGATTGCAACTAAACCCAGCATTTAGATATTGTCTTGTATCAAAAAATCCTCCTGTCCCTCCTGTCAAAAATGCCCCAGCAGACCACGACTTATGCGTTTGCTGCTTTTTGAAGGCTATACTTACAAGTCTTGCTGGTATAAGTGGTGGGGGATTAATGATTACCTTTCCAGTTGAATTTTCCTTAGTCGTAGAAATCCACTTTCCATTATTCTTCCACCACCTTGTTAATGTTTTAATCGCGGGGTATGTAGAAAGAAAATCCTCCCCTGTATATCTTAAAAACAGCCACCTTGCTTTTACTATTTGGTTCCCATTAAGGACATCTGGGCTTCTTTCTGGAACCTCTCTTCTCTTTGTATCATCACCAATTAATTGATATTGTCCCCTAGATGGCAAAACTCCTTCGTCGGGGTCAGTTATTTGTCCTGGGGGGGTTCCAAATGGCTCTCTTGTGGCAGTCGAAGGAGAGACGCTAAACAACACAACGCCATCATCAACAAAAGATTTACTACATATCACCCAATTTTTAAGCCAGTGTTCTGTAGTCACTGAATTTAGAGTATCTAAGTCTAAATAGGTCTTTGTTATAGAATCCTCTGCATAGAGCATGGTATCTGGACTAACTCCTTTTATTCCTTGATAAATACCAAAATATGCGTAGACGCTTTCCGACCCACCCTCTTTTGACACCACTGAGCAATTTGCTCCAACTATCCCTTGTGGGCTATGTCCAGCTATCTCTAACCTAGTATCAGAGATAGTTGTGATTATATTTCCAGTCGAGCTTGTTACAAGCCATATTGTTAAGCCGTATAATCTGTCACCACTTGTATATTCAAACACGCACTCAACAAAGAGCAAGTCGTTGTTGACTGGACTTTTAACAGACACTATATCAAGGCTTTTGTTTCCGCTAAACGCTGATAGTCTTTCTCTATAATTAATAAAATTGAACGGTGGTAACGCTTCGTATGTAGCGAAGCCATTCAAATAAGCAATACCTATATAATCCCCGTCTGGTGATAGGCAGGCCGATAGCCCTGTACTGTGTGATAATTGCGTTCCGACTCCGACAGACCCAGCGACAAAACCTGGGAGTTTAGATAAGACAAAAGCTCCATTTTCTAAATCCCAACTCCACAGTTCAATCTTAAAGGAGTATAACAAAACGATATAAGGTGTCTCTCCTATTAAAATGCTATCTAATCCCCATATTGGGCCGACTATTTCACTCTCACCCAAATACACGCCATCAGAGTCTACCGCTTCAATAAAGCATTCAGGGGTAGTAAAACCTGCTCCGCCCGCTATTAATGTAAATTTATTATTTCCTATAGACGTGGATAGCGACGTTCCCCCTATTCCTTTTTTAAATCTCTTTTTCCCTATTGCAACCTCTGTATTGGCCACAACATTGCTTCCTATAAAGGATTCTTGATCTTCAGAGTATGTTTTAAGTTGGGAGTCATCTATAACAGAAAACCTATTATCCTCAGTTACGATCAGTGCCTCCCCATTTGAGAGGCCAACCACATAATCAATGCCGTTTCTTTTGTTTAGCTGACCATCTGTGTTTCTATGAACATTCTCTAGTTTTGAAAAAGAGCCAACAGAATTCTTTGCCTTATCAGTCCTATTATCAAGGCTTCCAAAATGTATAGAGATACTCTCTTTTTCCATTAAAAAATCCAGAGTTGAATTATACAATCAACGTCGCATCTAAGGTCCATAGTCGTTTTGTCTAACTCATCCTTTTGGCTAACCCTCCATATATTTGTGCTAGAATTAATATCAGTTACTATCCAGCCATTTAAACTAGAGCCGGTTTTAATTATATTTGGAGAATCTTTTTTCATCACTATATTCCTAGTATATTTCTGTACTGAATTTTCTTTTTTTTCTGACTCAGTTTTTTGCACTAACATTCTACCGCGCACTATCAAACTTTTTGATAGTTTATTTATCGCACTATTTGTTTGGTACTGGACTCTATCTTGTAGGGTTCCGCCTCCTCTTAGAGGCGCAAGCTTTCCTAAACTTCTAATATTGGTCATATGCCCCCCCCTATCTAATTAAGCACCTGCATAATCTAAATCTGATGAATAAAAAACTAAATCTGAACCTAATAAATCGTACTTAGTATCTGAATACACTTGGCTATTCATCGACCGAGGTCTATCAATATCAATAACTTTCTCAGACCTATACGCATCTCTTATTGAAGAGTTTGCTGTTATTCTATTCTCCATATCAAGCCTTTCTGCTAACACTCCTGCTGGGTCTGATTCTTCTTTATTTAGGTACTGAACTGCCGCATCTAAGTGGATATATCTTTCCCACCCTTGGATCATTGAAAATTCATCGGCATCATCTTCTAGTTTTGGAATTGTTGGATAGTACCAAAGTCTCGCTAAGAAACTTCTAACTGGCATTGTTTGATAGGCGCTCCTATCTGCGAATTGGAATCTTCTCATCGGGTACATTTGGTTTATTGAAATTAACTCATCAACGGCCTTTATTTTATAAAAGTCTGTTGGTAATGAGTACATTGTTTGATTTGCTGTAACTGGTATGTCTATACTTTTTACTGACCAGTTCTCAGAACCAGTTATCAATAAGTCGTATAGCTTCCGAATTGATTCATTGATAATCCTATCTTCTTCAATATCGGATATAAAGCTTGAGTTGACCATATCGGCCCGCTCTCTAGCTGCGAGTTTTGTTTCTCCAAACGTAAATGTAGACACTCTTTCTCCTAATCTTTACATATTTTGATGACATAATTTATGTAGCGATTTAAAAGCTTCTGCTAACTGCTCTGGGTTGTCACTCTTTACTGCATTAATCAACGCCATTGCCGCCATATTAAAGGCCATATTGCCTCCATTTCCTGTGCCTGTTTCACCGTTACTATATTCATCAGGCCTTCGATGCGGAACACCCCCATAAGTAGGGGCGCTCAACATTGAAGTTAATCTTTTTCTGTTTCCCATCATGCCTAGCATGATTACCTTACACTCGAATTTTTAAATGTAAGCTCTAACCAAATAGTAGCAGCGCTTAAATCTAGCGCTAATCCATCAGCGTCAACTGTATTAATCACGATTACCTTAGTTCCAGCAACATCCTCTGATGCAAGCTCATACAATGCGGCCGTATCAGCAATTACATTAAGAGATAAGAGCATGCTCCACTTATCATCAAGGGTTATCGTTATGTCTGTGGCCGAAACAACAACCGAGGCCATCCCCGAATTGTTTAAGGTTTGTAAGACATTAGCGACAACCTTTCCGTAAAGCTTCTTGGTTTGCCTATCGAGAGACTGCGTATCAAAGCCATATCGGTTTGCCATTACAACCCCCTATGAACTTAATTGAAGGTTAAAGTTAAAGCCTGGGGCCCGACAACCAAGTTGCGCGTAACCACCAACTCTTAATTCAACAGAATCAGAATCAGCTTCCCTTAGGATTCTATTACCATCAGACATTAGCATTTTTACTGCCGGCCCTAATGAATAACATTTCCAAGTATCAAGCTGTAATCCAAAGGCCCTATTTGAAGGAGCATTTTGATCTGGAATAACTCTAACTGGCCCTTTAGGCCCATTAAGCATAATCCCTCTGAATCCAATATTAGCTGTTGCACCAACATCAACATAAGTTACCTTAGAACCTAATGCCTTCTCTAAATCACCCCATTTTGAAAATGATAAGAAGATATGAGAGACGTTTCCACCCTCTCTGGAGGCCCTAGTAATACCATCAATAAGTGCTTCTTCAATTGGTAGCATTGAACCATTAATAGATTGTCCTGCAAGTCTTGTAACATCGGCAGTTCTATTAACACCAAAAAATGGATCACTTGAAACAGTTCCACTTGGAAGCCAAGCCTCAAGCCCAGATAATCTTAGATCATAATCACCTTCTACGAAGATATAATCTCCGTCGGCAATAGCTGCAATCCCTTTTAATGGATCAGCGTTGTCTACGGTTTCACCCATAGTTATTACGCCTGTGTTCCTATTAACTCCGACAATTTTCATAACACCAGCTTTGACACTTGTAGCGGTACCGCCATTTGTAGCAGATACGGCCAAAGTCATACCAACTTCAAAGTTAGTGATATTTTCTGTATCATCTAAAGTAAGAGTAGTGCCACCGACACTAAAGCCGCTAACTTTAATCTTCCCGATAGAACCAGACCCAGACCCGTACATAGCAATTGCTAATGATCTAGTTGCTGATTGGATCGAACCATCAACTTCAGTTGCCAACGCTTCCATAAAAGCATTTGGGTTTCCCCTCGAAGCTTCTAAAGTCTCATTATCAACTGATGCAAGGGCATAATCCTTCATTCTTTTAAGCGTAAACTGTGTGATTTTAGAAGGTGTCTTGTTCTTCTTTGCAGTTGAAAAAGTCGCCGATCTACCTTGTGGATTTCCAAATATAATTGGTACTGGTAAATTCCTACCACCAAACTGCTCATACTTAGGCATGAGAGCTAATAGTGGGTTATTCGCATAAACCATATTATATATTCGCTCATCCGTATAGTGCTCCTTAAGAGCAGCATCGAACTCGCCCATATTCATTTCCATAATCTATCCCCTAGAGACTTTTCATAGTCTCTTAATGTGTCTGGACGCCCTAGCTAAACTCTCCTCTCTGGACATCATCCTTTGAGGCGCTACTGGGCTGCCTTGGTTAAAAGTTTCGTTATTCATACTCCTGGGTGCTGTTACCTGACCCTGTCTTGACACATTATGGGGAAGTATATCGTTCCGACGGTATCCATGTTCTTCTAATTTCGCCGCCATGCTAGGTAAATTTAAATACATATCTACCTGAGAGTCAAGGTAATCTTCAACTAATGATGCAGCTTCTTCCAAAGGAAGTATCTGACCATGTTCTTGGTAGTATTCTTCGCATACATTATACACCTCTTCTCTGTTTTCTGGAAATGCATGGATAAAAGGGAAGGCTTCACTGTATTCCTCTGTAAAACTCTCTATTTCACCTCTAAATGACGTCTCTGCCTCTGTATCTAACCTCTCTTCATTTGTGTTGTATTCTTTTTCTTCCTCTCTTTGCTCCATTTTCTGCATTATGCGGTCTTCAAATTCCTCTGCCGAGACAAACCCGTCGTCATCTTCCTCTTCATAGCCCTCTTCTTCATCTTCGTAGTAACCGTCCTCGCCTTCTTCTTCCTCATAGCCTTCTTCTTCCTCATATTGGAGCTGGGAAAGACGATTATCGAGCGCTTGTTCTCTGTGAACTAAATCTCTCTCTCTTGCTGATAATTCGTCAAAGTTTTGACTGCTAGGCCCTGGCTCTGGGGCCGGGGAAGTATCTATAAAGTCTTCGTTGATAACCGTCGCCTTTTCCTGGGGTAATCCTGATGTTTGAAATGAGTTGTCTACAATTGCATCTGCCATAATTTTCTCCTTACACTATTGTTGTTCTGTTAAATCTATATCTATTTCTGCGTCGTCTACTGCTTGTGCTAACTGCATCTTCTTAGTGCCCTGTTCTTGGCCCTCTGTAAATGCCATGGATTTAGTCTGCTCCATATTATCTTCTTCTAATTGCGTTGGCTCTGGATTCATCAAATCTAATGCCTCTGTTATCCACGTTCTTAATAGCTCAAGGTTCCTTTCAGGGACATTCTTTCTTTTATATTTTAGATAGGATGCCTGGAACATCTCAACTCCAAGCTGTAGGTCTTGGAAAGGCTCTGGCGGATTGTAATCACCGTCATATACTATTGAATCAATGGTCGCCATGATGTCGTCTATTTTAGCAGTCTTGCTTGATACAAACTTTGCTAAATCAGGGAAGTCTAATAAGTGCATACCCTGTTCTTGTGAAATCATCCCTACTTCTACGAGTTCTAAAACCTCTTGGAGCTTTGATGCTGGAGTAATTGAGAATAGGTCTGTTGGATGGACTTGCATGATATATGAGTCCTTATCCATGTCTACTTCCGACCACTTTATTTTTTCTACTGTTTTATCTACTTTCGCTACCATCTCTAATGGGCCCAGTCCGGCAGCAACCATTCGATCATTTTTCTTTTTACACATCTTTAATATCAAGCTGGTTTGTCTCATGAAAAAGTTTTCCCACTCTCTTCCAACCGCCAAAAATCTTTCCGATTCAATATCGTTAAATGTTCTAAGCGCCTTCCCTGAATTAAGTCCTGCTGGCTTAGATGCCTGTGCCGATAGCTCAGATATCCCACACTCTTGAAATGACTTCTGGTATAAGTAATCTACCCAACTATATAACTCAGGGGGGACTGTAAATAATGGGCCTCCCTGTGGCAACTGACCAGTGTACTTTATAATCCCACCAACTTCATTGTTTAAATGTGCCGATACAACCTTAGAGCCTGCCTCAACAAACACTTTTGGAACTACACCTAGATTTATTGATATATTTATTCTTCTTAGTATTTTATTTAATTCAACCTGCAATGTTTCTAACTGCTCAGCTATCCCAGTTCCCCAAAATCCAAGTAGCTTTTTTTGATAACAAAACCACTCAAAAGGGAACCAGTTATCTTCATACTTTTCAACAAATAAATCTGCTCCGTCTACTGTTAAGCAATGAATCCCATCTTTTGCTTTTCCCCCACTTGGTAAGTGCCATGATTCTCTAACTTCAACCATGTCATTAAGCTCATCATCAACTAAGTATAAATGCTTAGGTTTGGGGGCCTGTTTAATCTTCTCTGCTTTTTCTGGATATAGGCTGGCCATAACTTCTTTGGCAACATATTTAAGCCGATGTAATTGTCTAGGCTCTCCGTAGATACCCTCGTTTTCATCTATTCTAAGCTCTTCTGGGAACACTCTTTCTGATCTTAGCGCTGGGCCTGATTCTGTTTCTTCCCAATAATAGTGAATTATCCCTTTTCCAAAAACTGCCGCGTCTTTATATACGTCTGGCGCGATACTATATGTACCTGCCTGATAAAATGATCCGTTTATGAACTTTTCTAGCTTTTTTGCTTTTTGTTGCTGTTTCCACTCGCCGTTATCGGTTAAAAATGATGGTTTAGGTCTGTTTTTTGCCATTTTAGACGTTGATGTATCCACACATGATCTAACTACATTTAACATGACATGGTTGTGTCTAGGCCTTGGAGGTGAGTTACTGCCATTCATATAGTCCGTCTGGCCGTATAATCTCATATTTCTTAAATTTTTAGTCGATACACAGTTGTTGTATTTCCTGTTATTTCTAAGAAAGGCAGTTATGCCGCCGTTATATCTTGGCTCTGGCTCTCCGGCCGCCTTCTTCCACCAAAAATCTCCTTGTCCAGACTTCTCTGAATAAAAAGGGTCTTCTCGTATAATTTGAACCATCTCAATCCTTATTAGTTATGTTTATAACATTCTTATATTTAATCTCTATATCGCTCACAAGCTCATCTAAGTGCTCAGATAGTCTTATGGCATCACATAAGCTTATCTTGAAAAAATAGTTATTACCAAACTCTAATATAACATCTCTATTATACTCACTGGCATTAATATCCATCCAGCAATATGATTTAAACTCCACTAATTATGCTTCTGAGCTATAGTATAGGTCTTCATCTCTGTCTGACGAGTCATATCCGTCTGGTTTTAAATCACCTACTTCTGCTATATCCACCTGGAATGCTGTAGGCCCAAAAGTTCCTTCAAATCCGTTTACATTCCATGCGATAATTTTTTGCTCTTTAAAAAACAAAACAACCTCTTTTATATCATCAATAGTCATATCCACCCCCATCTATATCAGTTATTGTCATAGCGTCCATATCGTCATTACTAAACCACTTTCCTTCTTTAACTCTATCCATCTCTTCGGCCTCTTTCTCTTCAATTTTATTCATAAATTCATCAGTATCTTTACCAACTCTGGCCTCTGGCGCTGTATAGGCCCAATGGAAACATTCGAGTGCCCCATATAGAGTCGCATCTGATGCGTGGTTCGCGCACCTAATGTCTTCTTTTATTTTCATTTTATCGGCCCACTGTAAACTCCCCCACTCGGCTAATAAGTCATCAGCTGCCCCTCGTAAAATACGAAAGTTGCCACAGATAATATCATCACGAAGAAGCCTAAGAGCAGTAGACTTAAAATTCCCATGCCCCACAGATTTAATAGCAGAATGAAGAGGTAGTCCATGCCGTCGTCTAAGCTCCTCGACACCTTGTTTATTAGCTCCGTCAATCGTAATTTTTGCAAGATCGTATTTCCTCATTAATAGTTTTGTTCGCTCAGCTACATCCGTAAAATCCATCTCTTTAGACTTAAAAACATCAACGCAATACACGTTCGGGGAGTTCTCACTATAAGCAAGAACTGAAAATGCTGTATCATCATTATATCCTAAATCAATTCCAAGAACATGGTTCCAGTCACCTTCTGGCAACTCATCAACAATTTTTATCTGAGTTACAGGTATTATTAAAAGATTATCATCAGTACACCACTCATTCAAATAATGCGTCTTAAACCATGAAGCATTAACAACATTCGGGTTATTGGTCGTTAATTCTGATATCTCATCTATCCATTGCTTTCTAAGGAAAGGATTCTCCATTGTTGACCATCTATATATCTTCCACTTTACCTCTAAATCCAGACCAGAAGTTACACGCTCAAAATACGTGTTTGGAATGTTTTCGCAAGTCCCAAGTAACGTGAGCCAGCTATATGGTGCTAAATCAATTAACGTAGGTCGTATAACCTTCTTAACCATATTTTCCAGGTCAACATTAAAACTACCTGCCTCATCAACTGATACCTTTCTAACCTTTTGCCCTAAAACCTTACGCATTTCATAGTGAGATACATCTGCACCAAAAAGACGAACTTTAGAATTGTTTGGGAACGTGGCCACATAGTCAGCGTTATTAAACTTCATTCCGATTCCACATTCTTCATCAAGTCTTTTAAATACGTCCCAACAAATTTCTGCAACAGACTCCCTTGTAATCCCCATGTATATCTGCTTTGACCAAGGATACTTCATGGCAACTTCTATATGTGAACGAACTTCCGTCTCAGACTTAGCGGCCCGTCTAGTGGCGTTTAGGGCCTTAAATCTGGCAGGATCATCTAGTATCTGATTTTGTATAGTAAACTCAGGCGCTCTTAGGCTTTTTCCTAATGGCTTTTTTACGAGGTTTCTTTTTGCTATCTCCTCGATTAAGCTTCTTTGTTGCCATTCTATATCGCTTTTCTGCCGCCCGTCGCTCTTTGTCTTCAATTCCTATCCTCTCTAAGTCGTCTTTCAACTCTTCGATTCTTTTGAATGTTACTTCTTTTTCTTTTGGTTTGATTTTATATCCAAGATATCCATATAGGCACAGTTGTTCCCTGTTATTATAATTACTTCATTTCTTGCTGAAGCATATAATAGTCCATCATTCCAATTGAGCTCCAAGTCCTTCGGGGCCGACGGGTCGTCTACACTCAGATTCGTCCACATCTTTCCGTCTAATCTCACCGCTTGTGCAACTTTTACTGATCGTATTCTCATCTATAATCTCCTTTGATAAAAAAGTGTACGGGTTATATTCAAACTTATATCCATCAGGATACTTTTTGTATTTTGGTAGGTGTGACATGATTAAGTTTTTAGTTTTAAGAATCTCTATGGCCTTCTCAAACAGGGCCTTACCAACACCATGGCTTCTAAAATGATTTTTAGTAAAAATATAGTGTATTATATTTGGTCGCTCTATCGTTATAAAACCCCAGACAACATAGTCATCTTTTGGGTCATACACAACCAAATTAATGCAATCACTTAGTCTTCTATTTAACACCTCGTTATGGCATCTAAAGTAGATATCTTTACTCATGTTTCTTGCAAATATCGAACCTCTGTATTGTTTCAACCAGTTGCTCGTTATGAAATTTAAGTCTTGATGTTTAGCGTTTCTGATCTTGATAATGAAACTCCTTGTCAGTTTTATACTTATGACAATATGAAACAGGTACTCCCATCTTATTTGTTACAAGTCTCTCGATACAATATTTCGCATCATAGGAACTACATGATAGAGTTGTTATTATGGTAAAACTAAATAATATGGCCCTTATACTAATTGGAGCTATTGTCTTCATTCCGGCCATCCTTCATATCTCTATCTGGTTTTACATTGTTATTAGGAAGTATAGGCCTTGAGCTGACTTCCTCGATAGCTTCGATCTCTTCTTGTAGATATCTTTCAATTTCTCTAACCACTTCTAATCTCCCACTTAAAATATAACCGCGTTTATTATGCCTGTTATCCCCCATCTCCATGTATATCAATTTCTTTTTTTGGTTCAATAATTTCTGCAATGTCATTTGATATTTCCTCTGTTGTTACTTTTTCATACGTAGCTAATGTAGGGACTAATCCGAGCTCTTTTGATTCACCAACGGCTATACCCATTTCTTTGGCCACTTCTAATAACTCAGAATCACCAAGCTTCTCTAATGTCTTTTTAAATTCGTAATGTCTGACATCTCTCCACTCTTGCGGCTTTCTGTTTTTTAACCAAAACTGTTGCGCCTGAACATTTGGTGGGTAGTATTTCTCATAAGTGTTTACAACACCCTCTCTATCAACAAACGACTCCTCTTTGGTATAACCAGTAGCACTTTTAAATGCTGCAAATTCAACCTCTGCATCGGCCATTTCTCTAAACAGCGCAACCTTCTTCTTTGACTTTGAAATCATCCTCTTAACAGACGATATGTTCATATCTAGGATTGCTGCTATCTCTCTAACACTATATCCTAAAGTGAAGAAAAACAGCATTGCTCGCTTATTCTTCTCGCGCTCATCTTTAATTGATAGCTTTTTATCCGTCACATTAGCGCCTGTCTGCTTCTTATTTTTTTACATTTTTTACAGATTCTATTTTGATAGGATTTAGAGTGGAAATTCCTCCCACAAGATAAGCACTCTCTATTATCTCTGACCATTTGCTGAAGACTATTCTGTTTTCTCGCATATGATATGCGCGCGATTTCTTGCTTCGTCTCTGGTTGTCCCTTCCTCACACATTTCTCCAATCACAAACTATACAACACCTTATCAGGTAGATATTATATATGCAACTAGGAGAATTTTGTGAAGGATAAAGAAGACATCACCAATGATTTAATGCTACTCGAAACCAAGTTATTAAACCCTCTGCACTCGTTATGGGCCGATTTAACATTCTTTAAAGATATGGTTAAAGACGTGACTATATCTACCGCACTAGATGGCTATGTGAAACAACTTGCTAGAGATTATAAAACCTACAATGCAATCAAGAATAAAATTCTCAATGATCTACCTATAGATAAAAGCTAATGATCCACCACTCTACTGCGTTCTGATCGTGGGTTATTCCTATCATAAGGCTTCTTAGGATGAGGAAATCTCGGTTTATCATAAAGGTCTTTCTTCGGCTTTAACCTATTCCCATCTTCGTATCCAGTTAATTTCTTACGCTTTCTAAGCAGCCTCTTCCATTTTATAGTAGAGCCTCTCGCGTTATCGTTTATCCTTTTTAAAACCCTTTTCTTTTTATTTTTAGACGAGTAATAGTCCTCAGTAGGTGTGTTCCTTGGATCATACCTTTGGCTTGGTTGTTCTCCTAAATCTCTTTCTCTGCTTCGCATATGCTTACTCCCTCTGGCATAGTGCCATTTTCTTGTAGTGAATGTACCTCTTCGTCCGTTAATGGCCTGGTAAGGCCGCATCTTACTAAAAACTGGTCTATTTCATAGAAATTATCTTTCGTGCTAGTATCCATACTTTTTAATCTCCGCGTATGTCGTGCTAACTGGGTCTTGCCCACCACCAGATTGTGCTATTTTATTAAACCCGTCTTGTAATCCTGCTATAGCATCTTTTTTCTGTTTAGCTTTTTTTTCATCATCAGTCATGTCTGTATCTTTATACCTAACATCTCTCAATGCCTTTAAGAATCCTCCAGACTTTTTTCCTCCACCGCCAGTTTTTCCGGCAGTCATTTTATTTCCAATTCCCATACTATCCTCCAAAGACACCAATGTTTTTAGTTCTCTTTTTCTTTCTAGCATCCTCTTTCTTCTTAGCAAGGGCCTGTCTAGCAGCGCTTTCTTTGGCCCATTTGTCTAGCGCCTTTTTCCCATGGGGATTATTTTTTGTCACATCTTTTCCGCCCACAAATACTTTAGTAGAGTCTTTTGGAACGGCCTTTAACCTGGCCATTAGTTCAGCTCTCTCATCCATGAGTTTAACTCTCTTGTTTAATTTAGTCGCCTCAAATTTTGCTTTAGCACTAGTTGGCTTTGTCTTCCTAGCAACAGCAAGCTTTGCTTTAGATTTTGATGCCGGAGCACGTTTTACAGCGTCTAATTGTAATTTTTTCAACCTAGCATGCCCTTTTTTTATCTTATAACTATCATATTCCCTTTTTACTGTTCTATCACTAGCAAGGCCGACTCTTTTTGAATACTCTTTAAATGTCTCACCTTTTGCGTAACTAGGTCTTGGCTTTTTTTTCTTGTTATATATATCGCCAATCTTGTCCGCTATCCTCGTACTAACTCCTAAATCACCAGCCATTTTTCTTCCCCCTTAGTGCTTCTTTAAAGTTTCTCGCACCTCTTTCTTTTCTAGTTAAACCTTTTTTCTTTTTCTTTCCCTTTGGTTGGGTAAGCCATTGCCCTGTTACCGTATCAAAAATTGCTTTTGCTTTCTCTGCATATGTTCTCTCTTTCCATTCAAGTGACATTAAAATCCTCCTTTTCCGAATCTTGTTAATCCAGAACTTTTTATTTTTAATGGGCCGCCAGTTATCTTGATAGTTTTTATTTTTTTAAGCCTTGATCCACTCTCTGTCCTTGGGTGGCCTTTCAGTATCTTTACTAACTTGATCCTCTTCCTACGGGCAGTCTTTGTTATATTTACTTTTTCTCGATCACGGACTCGCCCCTTATTAGCTTTCTTAACGTGTTCTTTTAACCGTTCAGGATTTTCCTCTTGCCATTTTTTAGTTTGTTTTTTTCTAATTTTAGCTTGCTCTTTTAGAGAGTTAGTCCCAACTCCTTCTTTTTTTATCTTCTTTCTTCTCCCTTCATTCGCCCTTACTTTTTCTCTTTTAGATATAGTCCCTGAGGCCTCGTTCTCTCTCAACGGAGTAAAGGTATCCGACCTATTTGCCCCACCCTTTCTATTTATCTCTGCGACTGGTAAGATTATACCACCACGTCCCTTTTTTAGAGTAGAGTATTTTCTTCCGAATTCTTTATATTCTCCGCCCTTTACTTTTGTATTACGTATTTCTTTCGCTACTTTTTTAGCACTTAATAATTTACTCACATACCCTTTTTTCACAACATTTCTAATATCTGGGTTTGCTAGTTTTTTTGGTGTTACTTCTGGGTACTTATTTAATGGATCACCTATAAGAATCTTAGGCTTCATTTTACTGACCCTTTTTTTGAAATTCTTTTTATTTTTATGCTTTCCTCCGAACCTTTTTAATACAGGGCCACTTCTAGTCTTCCCAGTTCTAAATGCTTCGTTACCAGTTTTCCCAGTGTTTTTCATAGCTGTTTGGTAGTCTTTATTGGCCAATTGTTTCACTGTACGGCCAGTGCCTTTTGCAAACTCTCTCATGTATCTAGTAGATGCAACCTTTCTACTCATACCGCCAGTTGGTTGACGGTACGCCATCTTAGCTTTTCTAACTCTATCCTTTCTTCTTACTGTCTTCATTTCCTCAATAGATAGCTTCTCGCCTTTAGTTTGATACTTACGCTTCATTGAATGAAATCTTTTTCCCATGCGCTTAACATGCTCGTCTGTGCTCACAACCTTAGTTCTTTTTCTAAGTGCTTCTGCTAGACGTTTCTTAACATATTGTTTTTCACTCATTCTGTTAATGCTCCAAGAACTACCTTTAGCCTTTGCTTCTTCATGGCAGGCCTTTGCTTAAATGACTTTCCTTGTATCTTACGATATCTAGATTCCATTTTTGTTCTATTTGCCCTAACCTTTTTAAGATCACTTGTAGAATACTGGGCCACTGTGTCCTGTTTTCTACTCCTGTCTCTAATAAGCGCATTAGAAATTGCAGACCTCTGACTTCGACTTGCTGCTGGCATTGAATACTTCATTCCTTCATTAAACCCAGACCGAAGCCTGCTCTCGCCTGACCTGCCAAATATTCCTCTATCCTGGTAGGAGTCGTATGGGTATCTGCCAAAAGCATCGCTTTTATGACCAGAATTTTTTCTTGCTTCTGCCCACTTTACTCCGCCAACCTTATCGCTTATTTTCTTTGCTAAATTAGAAGTCTTTACTCCTCTCAATGCTTTTTTGAAACTCATTATTGTTCTTCCAATGTTGTTCTACCACTATACACCATTCTTAAATCAGGCAATTCGTGTCCCTCACTATTTCTCCACATATGTAGAGCAAACGGATGGAGATTTACATAGGCCTCTTTATTAGGATGGTATTGAACAACTGTCACACACTCCCCCCATATAAGATTCTTAACTTTACACATCTCATCCCAAGTAGGGCATCTAGTAGTTGTGCTAACTGTACAATGTTCCCAATCAGGATCAGCACTAAATATAGTTATATCTAATCCTTCAAATCTAAACATTCCAGACTGCTGACCGCTACCAGATATAAAAGGTGCATCTTTGATACGATACTGTTCCATTTCCTCTGTTATCATATCTCTATATGCTCCCGCTTAAGGCCTTAGTTATTCCTCCTGCCTGAGCTCCGCTACCACCGCCGCCTCTTGGTACTATTTTATATTTATCGTTTATTTCGCTCTCATCAGTTAACCCATCTCCATCTCTATTTGAAGCCGAAGTAATCGGTGTTGCTGTTTCTGATGGGCCTCGTATTGCCCGTTTAATTTTTCTTGCTGCTCCACCCATTAGTATAACCTTCCTCTTTCAGTTCTTTTCTTTATTTCACTCATTTTAATAAATCTTCTGGGTCACGAACCCACTGGTCGCCAACTCCAGGGCCTCCACCACCTCTGAGCGCGCCTTTAAATGATTTCTTCCCACCTTTTACGGCCCTGCTTAGGGATTGTGCGTTTGCTTTTTTTAGACTCGCGCCTGAATCAGCTTTAGTAACCTTAGCTTTTAGAATTCTTACTCTAAGATTTAAATTTTTTGATCTAGCTATTCTCGCAGCATCGTCTGGTGCTTTTTTAAATGTACTGCCTTTTTTATAACCTTTGAATGACGGGTCTTTCTTCCACTTTTTATAGTGGGCCATCAAAGTATTATCATAAGCAGATTTTGCAGTAGCTTCTCTTCTGGCGATTCTATCTCCAAAGTTCTTTCTAACCCACCCTATATAACCTTCCACTAGTATAACCTTCCTCTTTCAGTTCTTTTACCACCTGATTTAATCCAACCTTGTTTCTTCCAACTTCTATACTGTGGACTCTTTACTATTTGACTTCTGCTATACTCTCTAGGGATTCCTCCACCACCATCTTGGATTCCTTTCCACTTAGGCATTTTCCATGCAGGCTTCTGACCACCTTTTTTACTGCTACCTTTATATTTAGTCTTCTTTGGAAGAATTAATTTAGTAACAACTTTTCGTTTAATCTTCTTTTCTAATGGTTTTTGTGGAGCATTCTTTATACCCTGTTTATGAAGTGTTGGTGCAGGCCCTAACTTAATCTTCTTATTCGCATAACCAAAAGTAAAACTATCTTTTTGCTTAGGAGTAAAGACTGTTCTTCCTGGTTTCGGGTCTGCCTTTGTTAATACCTTATCAACGTTACCACCAACCTTGCTGCTCATGTTTTTTAAGCGCTTAGTTTTGACACCCATCAGAGACTTATAAGGGTCTTTAGTTGAGGTATAGTTTCCACTGTGCTTGTCGATACTTTTATATATCTTATTCATGTCCTTTCCACGCCGTATCTTCTTTTGGTATGGAGAGTCCTTTTTCATTCGTTCAAACATATTATAGGCGGCGTACCCTGCCCCAACTCCTTGAACAACTTTACCGAGAGCTCCCCATGGAACCTTTCTGGCGATCTTGTTAATCTTGCTTCCTAGTCCTGGTGTTTTAGGTTTAAGGACTCTTGATTTTGCATTTATTGATCCAGTTATTTTTGGTTGCTTCTTATGCCCTATAGTGGTTCTTGGCAGGACTCTTCCAACAATTCTAGTGTTACCTATCTTCTTTGGAGTATTGAAGTCTTTATAGGCGTGTGTTTTTCTGGGAGCTTTCACAACTCCTCTTCCAGTGGCCTCTTGCCTAATAGGTGTAGTCCAATTTGGACGTTTACTAGACTTTCTTCCGAGCTGTCTCGATCTTCTTACTTTCGGAGGCGCTAATGCCTTCATAGGTTTGATACCGTTTTTTAGAACCAGTGTTGGTTTGTATGGAGCTTTAACTGCATTCTTTCTAGCATCACTGAAGACACCTTTGGTTATGCGCTCTCTCTTCTTAGGGACTAGCTTTAAACTTCCTTGCTTTGCCTGGTGCCTGGATAATCTCTTTGAGTAGTCAATCTTCTTTAGATTCTTCTTACCTAACTGACCTTTGAGCTTCTTTGGAGTACGTTTTCTAAACTTCTTCTCAGTCTTATTGATAAATGGCTCTTGCACTGACATACCTGGGCGAGTGAAGGTTTCCATAGTTTTAGGTGCATCTGCTCCCAGCTTTTTGAGCTCTCTCAAGTAGTCCTTATTATCAGTTGATTTGTATTGTTCGAGTAGCCATTTCTTGTGGTTATAGACTGGTGGGCTCTTCTTCTTTGCCATGATGTCTCCTGTAGGGTTTCCTTACAAGAATAATATAAGATAGCGCCTTAGACAAGGATTCGCTGCGCTTAATCAAGTCACGACAAGTAACTTTTAATATAAAAAGAAGCGAGTCAACGACGAGCCGAAATGACCTGTCAAGGATTGATTCCGATCTGACAGAGTAGAGAGTGGCGACAAAAGAAGAAAAAATGAAGTGAGGGCCTAGAGAGGGTATATACTCCCCACCACTACGCACCCCTTGAAGTAAAAGAGGATTATCTGCTATACCTCACATGCTTTTTCTATCTGATTTGATGAGATTGACAGCTTATTGAGGATGATTTGGAGGATGGAGAGAGGCCGAGGGTATGATATTGGGTGATATTGGGTGATATTGGCATAATAATGAGTGATTTAAGCCATTCTAAGCCGTTCTAAGCCGTCCATCCAGTTGCTTGCCTGAGCGTAGCGAGGGCATTCTCAACGCTATAAACTGCTATAAATAATGCTATAAATAATGCTATAAATAAACCCTATCCAGGTTCTCTTTAGTTCAATGCTTGCTTATCGGGTTTGCATGGTTCCCAGTCTCAAGCTTGGATGTTAAAAAGCCCCGTTTCCGAGGCCCTTCAGTTATCAATGTTACTTACACCTTCTCTAGTGCTGTTATTTATACTTAATTGTCACATTCCTACCTTGGCTTAATAGATGGTGAAAGAATGCTTCAGCATCCTCCCAATATCTAAACTCCCCTAGGTATGTCTTTCCTTCGATTATTTCGTAAAGCATGCTAATCCTCCTTTTTATAAAATGCTTCTGCTATTGCTAGCAAATACAGACCATCTAATTTTGCTGGTCCCTTGGGCATCCTGTTGATTATTTCATCTATCAGTTTTTTCATTTCCTCTTTGGTTTCTGGTATGTAAAACATTATTCAATTCCCCAATCTTCTAAGTTAGTGCCCATGTCTCCGGCAAGTATCTCTAGAGCGTCTTTGATGTCCATGATTAAACCCTATCCGCTTTGATAGTTGGCACTTGCAAGGAAGTCTTTGGACTTGCTCTATAACTATTCTCCTCTTTTAAGTCTTTTAGATAGTAATCTATCAACAGCCTTCTATTGCCATTATCCAAGTAACTAAACCACCTAGTTACATCGCCCTTAAAGACACCAAAGCATTTGTCATACTGGTAACTGAATTCACCTCTTTCAATCCCAAATATGTCATTAAACACGTTCAAGCTGTTATAAGAGCATTTTATCCTTAAAGTCAGCTCTATGAATTGCCCAAAGGTCAGCTTTCCAGCTTCCTTCGCTTCTAGTTTTTCCAGTGTCTTGATAGCTGATTCATACTTATCGCAAGCACTTTCAAGCTTATCCCTAGCACTATCAGCATAACTGAGGCCGTTCTCAAGTTGCTTTCTTAAAGTGTAAAACCTTCTCTTTGTCGCTTCATTCATCTATCTAAACCTTGTAAATGGTGAGCTTAATTGCTCCCAGTGAATATACTTTTATGTCAGATGGTATTGGATTGCAAGCTTAAAGGGGTGTCAGCTTTAATTATTTGGATATAGTTGTTTGATATGCCAAACAGTTGTTAGGTTATTGATATCATTAGAATGGTATGTCTTCGGCGGTATAATTTACTTGTTCATTGGAGGCCGTAATATTTGGGACATTATCGGGCACTTTATCGTTGTTTTTTGTTATTTTTTCCATCTTTTCACGCTGTTTCTTCTCATTTTTAGCGGTAAATATGAGCAAAGAGAGCCTTGTCTCTGGTAATGAAAAGAGCATTGAGTCTGATTCAACCTTTATTGAAGATGGTAGGTAAGTGAGCAACCTCTTCCAATCCCATTCTACATTTGAGGCTATAAATTCTTTTTCCTTAGTTGAGAGATATTCTTCCGGTTTACTTGTTAAGTCTAATGCCCAGGCCTTAACTTTTACCCTATCTGAAAAGTTGGCAACTATTTCAGCGAAGATATTTATCCTAGAGCTTTCCTTCTTAACTACAACTGCGCCTGGTGGTAAATCTTCCCTTCTTATTTTGACTAATAACAAATCGCCACTAGTTTCTTCAAATATTAGGTTTTTTAACATTACAAATTTCTCCTTGCCATTTTTCTGGCCTTATAAAGAGCATCAAGCCTTTCCTGTCTTTCAGCTCTCTCCTGGTTGTCTTTCTTAATCTCTTCTCTTATTAGAATCTCATTAACATTAGGTAAAGAAACTCTGTAAGTGATATGACCTTTTATGCCTGATCGTATTATTCCTTTAGTCCTTCCCATTTTATCCTTCATTGATTGTCAGCTAAAAAATTAGCATGGTATACCTAGCGAGTAAATAAAAAGATTGCCTTACTGCTCACCCATGAGAGGGATTCGCAGAAAGATTAAGATTTAAGAGGGCTTTTGGGCCTGCATTTAGGATTACGGCCAAAACCTAAAAAGAAAGAAGAAAAAGAAAGAAGTATCTTATAGCCTGGCATAAAGTATAGCCTAGCATGGATTTTACGATATTACAATAATAGTTTCTACACTAAACTAAATAGCAAAGCACTCAAATTAATTAACACTTGATTAAATGGTTAACCAGTGTATTGTCAGACAAAAGGAGAGTCAAACATGAGTAACAAACCTATTTTTAGAACTGCTGGAGATAATAGTTTTAGAATACCAGAAGGAAATCAAGACCTAGAGGAGATTAACGGGGATACGGGCCGGCCATTCTACGTTAAGGCGAAAACAAGTAAGAGATATGTGGAGCCTGTCAAGGAACATAATAGACCTGAAAAAATAAAAGAAGAACATCAAGGCTCATGGAGAGATAATGTCTATTAATACTTGTCAGACCTAGAAGATTGTCATAGATTATAAACATGGGAGCAACGATGCTCACCACTTACCAAGGAATTTGTAATGTTAGAGAACTTAGGAAATTACGCTTCAGTAAAAGCAAACAATGTCCACTTAGAAATGGATAAAATCACTTACTATTTTAGTTATAAGACCCTAGTTGCAGTAAGGGGCGGTGGCAATTTGGTTATTAGGGCCAATGTCTGGGGGCCCACAACTGGAAAGCATCTCAACGCCATTGATTCAGATCACACAAAGAGAGTAGACGAGGAGACATTTCTAAATCAGGTAGAAAATCTAGTTAAAGGGAACAAATAATGGAAACAGAACAAACCATCAAGGAAGTTAAAAACGCAATCAACAAAGGGTGGGAAGTCGACACGCCCACTCATAAAGCTACAAGCATATGGATAAACAAGCCTCAAGAAAAAGGAATCGTTAGAAAGTTTATTGGCGTTAATAACAATTACTGCGTTTTCTTCCTTTGGTCGGATGAAACGCTGAAGTTTAGTAAATTAAAAATAGAAGGCGATTTTACAAAACTCTATGCTGAAATAGAGAGAGGAACCAACATCACCATTAAGGGGTTTTCATCATGAGCAAAGTTTACGAACATCACATATCAGAGCTTGAATATATGCAAGAACAAGAAGAGAAAATGGTTTTATCAATGACTGAATCTGAGTATCTAAGCAAAGAGCAAAGAGAGGAAGATTTAATGTATTCAGATTTGAGTTTGGACGATATGGCATCAAGACAGCCGTTTGGTGGGAACACTAGAAAGAAAACTAAAGAGGAGATGGATGAGTTAGACAAAGAGCATAGAGCATTTGTAAAAAGAGACGCCGCTAGGAGGGAGGCAAAAGGTTGCCCGATACTAAAAGGGGCAACCCTTAGAGAGAGATTGATTAGTATAAGTAAAGGGGGTGAGTAATGGGGGCTTATTACTGCCATATTTGTGGCACTTATGGGGATTCGGATGATGGCTGCGAAGAATATGAAGGTAATACTTGTCACGAGGATTGCTTAGAAGAGCAAGAAGAAATAGATAAAGAAGAGGAAGAACTACTGGAGGTAGATCATGGTGAGAATAAGAAAGAATGCCCAGAACAAGACTTTATCTACCCTAAACGAAGTAGCAAGAAGGCTAAAGATGAGAACGTGGGACAGGAAAAAGACTGGGATAACATACGAGAAGATGAACCCAACAGGGATACCAAAGAAGGAGACAAAGAATGAATTACTTAGACGCGGTAGAGCACTGTAAAAACTTGGTCAGGGTAAGGAATACGGCAAAACATGAGATAGCAAAGATTTCCTTTAAGTTCTGTTACTCCCAACACGGTGGAAAACAGCCGAAAATAAGATACTCCTTGCCTAGATTCGCAAAGGACATTGGTATATGTACTAAGACTTTGTATCGGTGGCGGAGAGAGTTTGAGCTCGTCATCAATAAGTTGAAGCTACCTAAGGGTGAAAAAGTTGCCAATAGAGCAATGGAGATTTTGTTAAAAGAAACTAATAAGGACACGCCAGCGAAGGAAGTTAAGGAAATTTACAAGGGCATTAAGGTAAAGACGGATAGCCCAGACGATAGTTATCTACTAGAAATGTGTAAAAGAATTGGTAATTATAGCTTTGCTATAAACCACCGATTTGTTTTAAAAGAGATGGACAGAGCAGACCTTGAGACAATGAGAGACTATGGCCAGGAGATAGCCGATGGAATAAATGATTTCTTAAAGGGCAAGGAAAAGAGTTCTAGTAAAATCCGTTCATCTGCGCTAAGTGAACACGCTAAACTTAACTACTTATAAGGAGAAAAATGATGAAATCAATTAAGATTAAAGGTAAAGATTATATTGAAGTTAACGAGCGAGTTAAAGAGTTTAGAACTAACCCTAAATATGAGGGCTTCACAATAGGGACTGAGATTCTAGAAAATTCAGGGGGTGAAGTAATTATGAGATGTACTATTACAAGCGGTGCTGGGTTTATTCTATCCCAAGGCATCGCTCATGAAGTGCAAGGCTCTAGCATGATTAATAAAACTTCCCACATAGAGAATTGTGAAACTTCTGCTGTTGGGAGAGCTTTAGGATTCCTTGGGATAGGTATTGACACCAGTATAGCTAGTCATGATGAAGTTGATATGGCCATTAAAAGACAAGGCAACGGCCAAAACCTACCGCCTATTCATTTTGATGCTGAGTCGGAGCCTGCAGGCTATGTTTTTACATGGGGAAAACACAAAGGAAAAAACCTTAGTGAAGTTGGGAAAGGAGACGTTAAAAGTTATTATACCTGGATTAAATCTCAAGATAAATTTGATAGAGGTGGTAGGAATAAAAACGCATACGACTGCATTGAGAGCTTTATAGGAATTTCCTAGTAAGGAGTTGTAATATCAGTAATCTACAAGGACTTAACTGATAAAAAAGGGAATTAAAATGAAATGCTTTGATAAAGGCGGTGAACACCAAGTTAAATATCGTCCACAAGATATAGACAGAGTAGAGGGTTGTTGGATTTCAGTTAAGGATAGGGTGCCGGATGAAGGACTTCACGCAATAAAAACTGCCAGGGGTTTTCATGCTATGACATATCCTCCTGTAAATGACTTTGAAAGATTTTGTTGGTCAGAGGCGATTTATTATATGCCCTTGCCCAGTCCACCCGAG